ATTCTGAAGTAATTCTCGAAAGCACGGCCAATGGCGCGGGCGGCTGGTTTTACGATCAAGTTATGAAAAGCGTCCGTGGTGAAACCGAGTGGATCACCTGCTTCATTCCGTGGTTCTGGATGCCCGACTACCGAAGAAAACCGTCACCATACTTTGAAGCGACTCCCGAAGAGTATGAGCTAGCAAAGCGATACGGGCTTGACGATAGTCAGTTGTGTTTTCGCCGCGCAAAATTAGATGAGCTTGGTGGCACGGATCTGTTTCAGCAAGAATACCCCAGCAACATTATGGAGAGCTTCCTGACATCGGGCCGGTGCTTTGTTGAGGACATCCACCTTACGACTGCCGAGAATGATTGTTACACCGCAGACTTTGTGGGTGACATGCTTGGCGGTAATATTTCTGCGCGAACCTACGGCAACTACAGAGAGTGGCATCCGCCAATGGCAAACTCCAGTTACACAATCGGAGTCGATGTCGCGGAAGGATTGTCCTACGGAGATTATTCCTGCGCTCAAGTTTTAGATGCTGAAGGAAGACAGGTTGCCTGCTGGCACGGACACATCGATCCTTGGGAGTGGGGCAATGTCATAGCGCAGATCGGTCAACGATACAACAGCGCTTATGTTGTCGTAGAAAGAAACAACCACGGCCTGACCACACTCAGAAGATTGATGGAATTATCTTACCCAACCCTTTTTGTCGAGCATTCAGTAGACGGTGCATACAGCGACAAGATGACAAAGCGTGGCGGATTTTTAACCACATCAAAAACCAAGCCATTGATCATCGACAACCTTGCTTCACTGTTGCGACAAAGCCAAAGTGGCATTAGTGACATGGAGCTAGTTAATGAGTTGCGAACCTACATAATAGATGATAAAGGGGCTTTCAATTCTCAATCAGGATGCTATGATGATCGAGTGATGGCTTATGCTATCGCCCTGCACGGACTTGCTTCTATGCCTCGACCAAGGCATCGAACAATACAAAAGCGCTATAACGCGCTCGACCCCGTGGCAGGCTATTAATGATATCTGAAAACATTAAAGAGAAACCCGAAGAAGCGTCAGATGGTGTGCAAGATCAAAGCATGCAAAGTCTGGGCGCTCGGCTGTCCGGCACATTTCAAGAATATAAAGATGCCCGCAAAGAAACCGAAAACGAGTGGCTAAAAGATTTACGCCAGTATCAAGGTATCTATGAGCCTGACATTCTTGCCCGACTAAATGAGTCTGGCGCGAGATCAAAAGTATTCGTAGGCCTGACCCGAACAAAAGTCATGGCAGCTTATAGTCGAATCATTGACCTGCTATTCCAGCACGGCGATTCGTTCTTTTCAGCCAACGCAACACCTATCCCTGAATTAGACCCAATGCAAGCAATGCAGATGCGCCAGCAAGCGACCGAACAGGTCATGGCTGCGTCTCAACAGCTCGATCCCAACATGAATCAAGACCTCGTCATGGCGCGGATGAAAGAACTCGAATCAGAGTTAAAAAAGGCCGAAAAAAGAGTTGCCGATGACGCTGCTGAATCAATGACACTAGATATTCTAGATCAATTGATTGAAGCCAACGCAGAGCAAAAACTTAAAGAAAGTATTTTAGAAGCCTGTATTTTTGGTTCGGGTGCTTGCAAGGCGGGAACTGTACGCATTGACAAGAAGCAATCATATGGAAAGATGATTGACCCTGAAACTGGTGAGGAAGGGTACGCTTTGTCTATCATCGAACAGGCTGTGCCTGAAGTTGAAAGCGTATCCATCTTTGACCTATATCCAGATCCTTACTGCTCGTCTTTGGCGGACTGTGATGGACTGTTCCGAAGACACGTTTTAACGCGCAGGCAGTTTCGAGAGCTTGCCGATTTACCGCAGTTCGATGGCCCAATGGTTAAGTATTTGTTAAAGACTAACCGTGCGGGCAACCATGTCGAAGAAGATCACGAACGTACTCGCAGACGCATTGCTGGTATTAACGAGCATTCCGAATCCAACCGATTTGAAGTACTCGAATACTGGGGTTGCGTAGACGGATACGAGCTACAAGAGCATGGCGTAGACATGCCCAAAGGGGACGATCTATCAGCAGACTTTAATGCCTGCGTATGGATGTGTTCCGGCAAAGTAATAAAGGTCATGCTAAACCCTATTGCTGGGTATGACATCCCTTACCATATTTTCCCATACGAGCGCAGCCCGCACCAGTTCTGGGGTACAGGCGTACCGCGAATGATGCGAGACTCGCAGGGAACAATGAATGCCGCAACTCGAATTTGGCTAGACAACTTAGCAATGTCATCAGCGCCTATGGTTGAGATTAATACTGACCTTCTAGCGGCTGGAGAAGACCCGACTGACATCCATCCTTGGCGCGTATTTTTGCGAGAGGGCGGTGATGGTTCAATGCCGATGGTTCGATGGTATCAGCCAGTAGCAAACTCGAATGGACTCAACCAGATCGTTGAGATCTTCAGGCGTTTTGCCGACGAAACAACCAGCTTACCGAGCTATACCCACGGCGAGCAAACAGGTGGAATTAACAAGACAGCTACAGGCATGTCGATGTTGATGGGCGCAGCCAATGTTGCACTCAAGTCCACAATTAAAAATATCGATGACTACCTTATTGAGCCGATGGTAAAGAGTATCTTCCATTGGAATATGGAGTTTGGTATCAACGAGAAATCTAAAGGCGACCTCCGCATTGTGGCTCGCGGAAGCACGGCTCTTGTTCAGAAAGAAGTACAAAGCCAGCGCCTGTTGCAGTTCTTGTCACTGGTTTCAAATCCTATGGATGCCGAACTAGTAGATCGTAACCAATTGCTTCGCGACATTGCGACTAGCATGGATATGGATCCTGACGAATTAGTTAAATCTGACGAGCAATTAGCCCTTGAGCAACAACAATTACAGCAGCAACAGCAACAGCAACTCGCTCTCGAAGCTCAAATGCAGCAAGGAGCAGTCGCAGGCGGTTCTCCGGCTCAAGGTGGGAACGGAATGGCCCCTCCTCAGGGAGCTTTTTAAGAACCGTTTAGCTGATGCCCAGCTCAGATTAGAGCAGGCAGATGAGAAGAATTTTAAGTTTGAGCAGGGTCGTATCTTAGAGTTACGGTTCTTGCTTGACCTTGAATCCAGCGCGAAAGCGCATTTAGATAACATGCGGAACCCGAAACGGACAACCGCCATAGAGTAACGGACATCGAGCAATCGACCCGAAGGTACAGATAATGTCAAGAAATGACCCAGATCGCCTAGAAGCAGAAGCTAAAGAGTTGTTTGAGCAAATGACTAAAGGTAAAGCAGGAACCCCGCAGCCGGATACGGTGGCAGAGGATACTCCCGAAGAACCCGCAGCGTTGCAAGAAGAAGCCCCCGATCCAACGGACACGGCTGAGACGATAGCAGAAGAGGACGATAATCAGGAAGGTGTCAGCGGTGAACCTGAAGATATGTCGTTAGCCTTGCAAAAGGCTGAGAAAGCAATGAAAGGCGCACAGTCAAGAATGACGAAAGCTACGCAAGAAGCGGCTGACTTGAAGCGGCAAAATGCCGACCTGCTCAAAGGCCTTGCGGAGTTAAAAGCCCAGATTGGTGAGCAACAGAAAGATGACGGCAAGTTGGAACAGTTGAGAGCGGATTATCCCGATCTCGCAAGCCCACTGCTTGATGAACTGAAGCGCACACAAGATGAGGTTAAGGCCCAACGAGAAGCTTTAGCTGCACAAGAACAACGCAAAGAAGATGAGATAACTGACAAAGCTGCCGAGGCGCATTTTGATCGGATTAAAGAAGAGCATTCTGACGTAGAGACTATTATAGATTCTGCTGATTGGCTTAACTGGCTAGAAGATCAAGATTACCAAACGAAGCAGTGGATTCAGGCAGGATCATCTAACGATGTGAATAATGTTCTAAACAAGTTTAAAGCTGACATGGGTGTTAGCCAGATATCACCGCGTGAGCGGGCGCTTGAGAAAGCAAAATCGGTTGCAGAACCGAAGATGCCTAAATCTCAAAAACCTAAATTAAAAGGTGGAACTAAAAGCTGGTCTGTTGACGAGATTATGCGGATGCCAAACGAAGTGTTTGAACAGCATCAAGCAGAAATCATGCAGTCGATGGCAGGCGGCAAGATTCGCCGATAAAATTTTTCTCAAACACGGAATTGCTGGAGAGACTTATATGAGAATATATTATGTCTTTTTCACAGTTTTCAACTGGTACTACCTCTGAAGTAAACTTTATACCTGAGGTATTTAGTAAGCTTTTACAAGCCAAGTTTTATAAGAAGTCTATCTTACCTGCTATCTCAAACACTGATTATGAGGGTGAAATCTCAGGTCAGGGCGAGAAGGTAACAATCCGTACAGTTCCTGCTGTAACCATTAATAACTATGCAGGCACTAT